CGGGCATCATATTTGCTATGATCTAATAGGATGGCGACTGGCGCGTCATAACTGTCCCACGCGTCTACCACCCAACTGGCTCGCTCATAGCTATTCATGCCCTTAGCAATCACGCGGCTCCCATTAACCTCAGCCCGGTATACGTGCTCTTCAATGGCATGTACATACCTGCCCAACAGTAGACAGTACTCCATTGCACGGTATTGGATACACCTGGGCTCTTTAAGTCCATCCTCTGGGTATTTGTCATCCTTGAGAAACATTCTAACATTAGCATGTGCTGTTCTGAAACCGTATTTCTGCAGGTTCTCACGGGCGCGCATGTAGCGGGTCCGCTTACCCCCTGCATAGTGGTCGATTACGCGTTGGAAGCACCACGGCGATAGGACTTCGGGTGGAAGCAAGCGTTGCAAGTGTACGTACAGATCACCCGTGTACGTGAATCGTGCGCCAGTGTCTATTAAGTGGCGCAACGTTAATGCTCGTTGCTCGTTGCATACGCAATCTGCATGGGTCATGATGATCGGCCCTGTACCGGTCAACCTGTACGTGGCACGTCTGGTGGCACACGCAGGCGCACCCAGCTTGTACCACGCACCTGGCAAGAGTCGGCTACCAACCGGCTCAGGTACACACCCCCCCATGCAGACCGCCTCCACCCGTCCAACAACCTAGGCGCGTTTCGGCAGGCTCATTGGCCTTGTAAAAGGCCAGAACCCGCGCCGCAGCTGCCCACTCAAGACGCGAGCGTGCAGCTTCCGTGGTCCATCCTCGGCACGGCGTCTCAGACGCTCCACTGCCTCCTCTTCCTCTGGATGCACATCCATGACCTCAGCAATAGTCATGTTAACCAACCTGAAGACGTCCTCTGGCGTCCACTCCAGCAGATCAAACTGGTCAAGGTACTTGCGCGCCTTATTCTTTAATAGTCCCAATAGCTCTGCGGACCTGGGCAAATACAAGGCTTCATTACGCAATGTCCAATACAATTCAGAATCAATTGCCACTGCATCACCGCGGGGACCAAACCGTCGGTGGTAGGCTTTCTTCCAAGTCACGTCCTTGATCTTTATCGGCAGGTCACATTTTCCAGTGACATGACTGGCACCACCTATACGGTGGTATTTCCTAGCGTCTGCCGGTGTTTCTGCTGTAGTTAGCAATCTCATGCCAACCTCCTCCCCTGAACTGCTGCACTGTGTACCCTGCTGCTGGACCTGCGCCTCTCGG